ACACAAAGAACCCCGAATTACTTCTTAATTATCAAGTGAATCACTCCATGCAATGGCTGACTTCGAGAGACTAGCCATTGAGTTCAGCGAAGCAGGTGTTAACATAGCTGATGTGGTAAACTGGGTCAATGAATTTGCCTATCAGGGCTTTGATGCAAAAAGGGTCCTTGAGCTTTTACAGCAGAGAGGAGGATCATCTTGGCAGGAGGACGCTAGGAAGATGATAGTATTAGCTCTGACAAGAGGGAATAAAATAGAGAAGATGGTTCTTAAGATGTCAGAAGAAGGGAAGAAAACTGTCTTGGCCCTGAAGAAGAAGTATCAGCTCAAGTCTGGGAATCCTGGCAGAGATGATTTGACCTTGTCTCGTGTTGCTGCTGCCTTAGCTGGATGGACATGTCAAGCCTTGCCTCATGTGGAGAATTTTCTTCCTGTAACTGGCGAGGCGATGGATGCTTTGTCTCCAGGATTTCCTAGATGTCTAATGCACCCCAGCTTTGCAGGCCTTGTTGACACTACTCTTCCACCTGATACTCAGGATGCCATTCTAGCTGCACATAGCCTATTTCTGGTGCAATTTTCCAAGGTCATAAATCCAAACCTCAGGGGGAAACCCAAGGGAGAGGTTGTGGCTTCATTCAAGCAGCCTATGTTAGCGGCAGTCAATGGTGGTTTCATTGGCCCAGACAAGAGAAGAAGGATGCTTCAATCTCTTGGCGTTGTGGATGTCAATGGGGTCCCTTCAGAAGCCATTAAGGTAGCTGCTAATAAGTTCAGAAACTCTCAATAGGCTGCCAGGGAGGGTGGGATAAGGGGGATTCGGGATTGGGGTCTCGGGGTGGGTTCTGAGTGGCTTGGGCTGGGTGCGTGGGTAAGGGCTTATGTACACGGGAATGTGATTTGAATTATGTATATACATGCTCTTGATTGGGGGTGGGTGATCAGGGAGAGGGGACCTGGCAGCGGGTTAATCCTCATCGTCATCAGATTCAGAGAGGATCAATGCAAAATCCTCGTGTAGGGTGGCAGCTTGGTCATCTAGAAGCCAGGAGTCGGGATCTGGAGTCCACTTTTGATTGCCAAGGGGGTGCTGAGGATGATCCTCCAACATGGACCTATGCTTCATCACAGTTGATGTTAATGAATTTGTCACTTGACAATATAAGAGATCAGCAGGCACAGCGTTGAGAAGTCTAACACATTGCAGTGAAGCAACTTCAAATATCATGTTCTTACCTGGAAAGTCCTTGTGACCAAATCCTCTTGTCACTGATTCCATCACTATTCGTTTGTGCGCATTAACAAATCCTTGATCCAAGTCGATAGCTGGCTGCCCCATCTGCATAATTAATGTGGCATTGGAAGATATCTCTCTGAAGTGAGGAATGTCTAGTTCTGACCTTGTCATTCTAATGAAGTCAAGGGTTGGGTATCCCAAGGGCCAAGAAAGAGCCTTTTTTACATTTGGGAGGAAAGATATAAAGAACTCGGAATCATGCATATCATTAATGTCATTTAGTAAGTCTCTCATGAATGGGAAACTGTCACGTGTCACCCTAGAATTACCCATCTTGTCTCCCCATCTGAAGGGCAGTAAACCCAAAATGTAGAAGTCTGACAAGGATTCTTTGTGCAATAATGAAACACCAAAGTTCTTAACCGGGATCTCCATGCAATTGTGAACTGATACAGGATGGTCACAATACTTGTTGTGGGCCATGTAGGTAACATAAACCTCCCTGTCAAAGTAGCCATTGGGCCTCACAATGACAGGTGTGTCGAATAGGTAGCTAGTCATCTTGTTGTTTGAGAAATCACGGGGGGTCTTTGTGT